GTTCAGGGTCGCGATGGAGGTGGCACGTGGACTGGTTTAAGTGGACTATCGCCGGATGGCAGAAGCTGAGCATAGCGCTGCGCAGCGACGGTCGCCGTGACTACGAGACCGCGGAGATGGCGCGGCTGGTCGACGGACTCGAGCAGCTGCAGCGGGTCGACAGTGTACAGTCGAGTCCGATCATCGAGGCGCCGGACGACCGCAGGTGCCCGTGCTGCGGTGGTTCGCGCTGCTGGGCGTGGCGCGCCAGCAAGCACGTCGTGGGCTGCGGCGGGCACGGTGAGGACGACAAGTGCTGGCGCACGGACGAGGACGGGGTGCGCGCCGACGGGTGCGGCGGTGAGGCCGAGCCGCTCCCGGTAGGTGTGGGGTTCCTCGCCATGATGGACACGTGGATCACGCGTCCCGGGCGGCACTCGATCGAGTACGTGGTCAAGCACTGGGTGCCGTGGCTCTGGAACCCGCTGCCGCTTCGCCTCCGGGTGTGGATGGCTCCCACCGCGTGGGCCACTCGGCTCGGGCGGCCTGTCCAGATTGGACGGTACACCCGGGTGGTGGCGCTGCCGTGACCACGCAGTCGGGCAACTCCACGTCGGCGCGCAGTCACTACACGACTCAGTATGAGAAGGTGCGCAAGGCGCGCGAGGAAGAGCGCATCAAGGCGCTGTGGTTCATGTACCGCAACAACCAGATGGACATCGCTGAGATCCTCGGGTTGTCGTCCGCAGCAGCGTTGAGCCCAACATGGAGGGAGACACTCGGCGTGGATTGAGGATCTCGATTCACGAGAGAGGAATGAGGATGGATAAGTACCTGTTTTCGATCGAAGTAGACGGTCACGGCGCGATGATCGCCCGGATCGGCCAGCGTGAGTCGGCCCGGGTGCGCGTGCTCAACGAGACCACAGAGGCTCATATAGCAGCCGCTAGGCAGCTCGTGGTACTGGTTTTTGAAGACCTGCGGGCACAAGGCTACCCGCGCGCTTACGATGACGAGGAGCTTCCCGAGAGGGCGTGATCAAGCAACCCCCGTTCCGGTGTGCTCGCCGACTGAGGCCGCATCGGTTCGGGGGTTTCCACTGTGTAGGACTACGATAGACACGTGGTTGAGCTGTTCGGCGTGGAAATCGGTGACGTGAAGTGGGCTGCGCCCACCGAGCAGCTCATCGTCCACCCCGGCCAGCTCAACGAGTGGAACACCGCGCCCGAGCACGCGGGTGAGCACGATGAAGCTATGGCCTCATCGGATCGGGACCGCTACCGGCGCGACCCGGTGGCGTGGGCCACGGAGCGAGCGGGTGTCGAACTGTGGTCAAAGCAGCGCGAGATCCTGGAAGCGGTACGGGACAACCGGCGCGTGGCGGTGCACAGCTGTCACTCGGTGGGGAAGGGATTGGCACTCGATACACCACTGCCGACGCCCACCGGATGGACCACGATGGGCGAGGTGCAAGTTGGTGACATTCTTTACGACGAGAGTGGACAATGGACTAGGGTGACGTATGTGTCACCTGTACGCTATCGTCCGTGTTACCTAGTTACGTTCACTGACGGCAGTGAGATCACGTGCGATGATGAGCATTTGTGGACTGTTCTCTCGCGCTCGCAGCGTCAGATGCATCGTTGTGATGCACGGTGGTCTGAGTGCTGGGACTATGCGAAAACTTTGAGTGCCGCTGAACTTGCGCATCGTGATCCAGCATCAAGAGACGGCGTGCCGGTAGCGCAAGCGATTGTTGGTACTCAAACTGAACTACCAATACCGCCGTACTGGCTGGGTGCGTGGCTTGGTGATGGACACGAACGCAGTCTCACGATTTGTGCTGGCGAACAGAGTGTTGAGGTTCTCGAGCGTTGCTCTGCACTTTGGCCGCACGATACCGTGAATGTCGATAGTCGAACCGGTGTTTTGAGTCGACGTTGGACACACGACGGTAGTCGCTCGCGCTTACTACGTGACTTAGGCTTGTATCGAAATAAGCACATTCCAACGGCATACTTGCGCGCGTCGTATGAAGATCGACTTGAGCTGCTGCGTGGATTGATGGATACTGATGGATCATCAGGTACATCATGCAGTATCGGAGTGACGAGTAAGCAGCTGGCGCTTGACATTTTCGAATTAGTAACGTCGCTTGGATGGCGCGCTCATTGGCGAGAGCGCACCGGATTAAAGACGAAAAACGTTAAGCGACAAACGCAGTATTGTGTTACATTTTCAGTACCGCGAGGTGAGCCGTGTCCATTCCATCTTCAGCATAAAGTAGATGCGTGGCGTCCGTGCACCTCGAAGTCGACAATACGCACAATTAAATCCATCAAGAGCGTTGAGTCTGTGCCAACGAAATGCATTACCGTTGACTCACCTCGAGCGCTCTATCTTGCTGGTCGTTCGATGATTCCCACGCACAACACGTTCACCTCCGCGCTGATCACCGCGTGGTGGATCGACACGCACCCCCCGGGTACCGCATTCGTGGTGACCACCGCGCCGACCGGCCCGCAAGTGAAGGCACTTCTCTGGCGCGAGATTAACCGGCTTCACTCCAGCGCTCAGCTGGCCGGAAGGGTGAACCTGACCGAGTGGTACGTGGGAAACGAGCTCGTCGCATTTGGACGCAAGCCGAGCGAGTACAACGTCTCGGCGTTCCAGGGTATCCACGCGATGTACGTGCTTGTCATTCTCGACGAGGCGTGCGGCATCCCGAAGGTACTGTGGACAGCCGCGGAGACGATCGCGTCCAACGAGCACAGCAAGATCCTCGCGGTGGGAAACCCCGACAGCAACGACGGTGAGTTCGCTCGGAAGTGCGACCCCACCTCCGGGTGGAAGACGATCCACATCGGATACCGGCACACGCCAAACTTCACGGGCGAGGCGGTATCGGAGCACCTGCGCAACGTGCTCATCTCGCGAACGTGGGTGGAGGAGCGGCGACTCGACTGGACCGGCGAGAGCGCACTCTTCCAGTCCAAGGTGGAAGGTCTCTTCCCGCGCAAAGATGCGGACCCGAACGTCGTGGTGCCTCTGTCCTTTGTGTCACCGTGTCGCTTCCTGGACCTGCCGGAGGGTGAGCCGGTGGAGGGCGGGATCGACATCGGTGCGGGCGGTGACCGCACGGTGATCGTGGAGCGGCGCGGCCCCCGGGTGGGGCGCGTGAAGACGTTTCGCAGCAACGATCCCATGGCGACGGTTGGGCAGCTCGTTGACTGCATCAACGAGTGGGGGCTGCAGCGCGTCAAGGTGGACGTGATCGGTGTGGGGTACGGTCTCGCCGGGCGGCTGCGCGAGCTGAGCATGAAGCACAACCCCACGGGTGACTGGACGCACACTGCCGAGGTGGTGGGCGTGAACTTCGGGGAGAAGTCGCACTACCCGAAGCGCTACTTGAACAAGCGCGCTGAGGTGTGGTGGACGGTCGGGCGCGAGAATTCGCGGCTGCAGCTGTGGGATCTGTCGACGTTAGACGATGAAGCCATCGGCGAGCTGACCGCACCTAAGTACGAGATCCTGGACTCACACGGCAAGCTGAAGATCGAGAAGAAGGATGAGGTCATCAAGCGCCTCGGGCGCTCACCTGACGTGGCAGACGCGCTACTGCTGGCGTTCTACACCGGACTCACGCCGGAAACCATCACGGCAGCTGATGCCGTAGCTACGTTCCAGCGTCGATCCAGTTTGATCGGCGGCGTAAGCGGAGGCGGTCCGTCGCCGTTCGGCACGAACGGATTGCGCTCTCGGGTGTTTCCACAAGCGTGATAGAATCACGGTGTGACTACGTTCAATGTGGAAGGAGCGACAAGTGGCGCAGGTTAGGTCGGTTCGGCGGCCGTTCGTGAGTCGGCGACGAGGGCGCGTCAACGACGCAAAGTCGACACCGTCCGAGCAGCCGCAGGAACCTCAGCAGGCGCCGGCACCGCAGCCTGAGATCATCACGATCGATCTCCCACCGCTACCGGATGCATCGGACGAGGAGCGCGAGGCGCCCGGCACCGGGCAGGAGATGCAGGCTGTCGAGGCGCCGGCTGACGGCACCAAGACGGTACTCGAGGTTGAAGAGAGCAAATCAGAGGCAGTGTCCAAGGTGGACTACTCCTCGTGGACGGTGAGTCAGCTCGCCGGTGAGCTTAAGCGGCGTGAGCTGCCGAGCTCCGGAGTGAAGACCGAGCTGATCGCTAGGTTGAAGGCGTCCGATGCCGAGCAAAGCACCCAAACATGACTGGCACGAGTTCGATGTAGATCTCGGGCTGGAGGTGCGCCAAGCTACCAACCGGCTTCGCGAGAACCGGTGGGAGGTGCGCAACCGAAGCGGCCGCGTCATCGAGCTGAATGACGCCGAGTTCGATCTACTTCGGACAGACCCCGAGTTCGTTCTGTCTCAACACCCGGGGTTCCTGCCGTGACGAACCCAAACCCCTCACTCATCACCACTGCCATGTGGCGGATGTGGACAGCGCGCCCCGCTTCGGGCTGGCGCCTCGGTGGCATCTACGCCGACAAGCCCGGGTATCACAACACCGTTGCGGCGAACCAGTCCCGGTGGCCGGGGAACTACAGCGTGCGGTACAGTTTGGACACCCAGCAGGGACCGCGCGACAAAGCTCGGGCGATCGACTACACGATGTCCGACGCGGACATGCGCAAGTACACGCAGCGCTTGCTAGATGCCTGCAGCCGCAACGACCCCCGGGTGAAGGGGCTGCGTGAGTTCTACGGTACGGTAAACGGGCGCACCGTCGTCGGGCGCATTCGCAATGACGACCGCAGTGCGTTTCGCTCGAGCACGTCGGACTCGAGTCATTTGTGGCATATCCACATCAGTGTGTGGGCGGCGTACTGCGACAACTGGGAGATCCTCAGTGGAATCATCTCGGTGCTCGCTGGTGAGTCGCTCGCAGCGTGGCGAGCGAGAATGGAGGAAGGAGTAATGCTTCCGCAAAAGGGAGATCAAGGTCCAATCGTAGAGTACTGGCAGCGCTTGCTGCTCCGCGCGGGTGAGAAGTTGCCGCAGTTTGGTGCTGATGGTCACTACGGCGACGAGACCGAAGATGCTGTGAACAGTTTCCGCAAGAAGCACGGAGTCGCACCAACCAACCGCATCACGCCGTGGACGGCAATCGCGCTTCAAGAAGCGGCGTTCCAAGGCGCTCGTGGACCGGCTGGACCGGCTGGTCCGCGTGGTCCGGAAGGTCCGCGCGGTCCACGAGGTGAGGCTGGCCCGCCGGGGCCTCCTGGCCCACCCGGTGAGCCGGGCAAGACGCCCAAGAAGATCGCAATCACCGGTGATGTAATCGAAGTGGAGTAGTAGTGATGCTGGAGTTGTTGGCTCAGAACGGTGAAGACGCCGTGAAAGACGCCTTCTCCTGGAGCGCCGCGCTCCAGTACAGTGTACTCGTCGTGACCCTACTCGTTGGACTCACTACGCTCGGACGAACGCTCAACAAGCGCATCAACAATGCCGCGCATGAAGCGGTGAAGGCAGCGAAGGAGACGCAACAGAAGCTCAGCATGAGCAATGGGCACACCGTCGGAAACGTTATCGAGCAGCTGCCGCACTCCATCGAGGAGCTCAAGGAGATCGCGCGCTCCAGCCGCAATCTCGCACAGCAAGCGGTCAGGCTAGGAATCCAGAACCACGAAGATCTACAAGAGCACAAGAGGATTGAGCATAGACTATGTCAGGAGAAGTTCAATGTGGACAGCTAAGTTTTGGAAGGACGCCACCGAGCGCGCGGTGAAGACCGCAGCCCAGGCGGCACTCGCATTCTGGGCAGTCGGCGACGGGATGTTCAACGCTCTCGAAGCGGACTGGGTAAACACCGGTGGCGTGGCACTCGGCGGCGCGATTCTGTCGTACGTGATGTCGCTGGCGTCCACCCTCCGGGCGGACCCCGACACGGCGAGTCTGGTCAATGGTCACCAGGAGTGAGGTACGCCGCGCGCGAGGTGGCGAAGCGCTACCGGTGGGTGTGCCCGACCTGCAAGATGAAGAATATGTGCTGCGAGGGTGAACTGGTGTGCGCGAAGTCCTGACTGTACTGCTGGTGATGCTAGCGACGCACCGGCTCACCTACCTCGTCGTGGCAGACCGAATCACCCGCGGTCCGCGGGAACTTGTGCAGAACTGGGCAGAGGCTCGGTGGTACGAGGCTCACCCGGGTGCACCTGAGAGTGACGAGTGGCAGTCAAAGCTCGCGTACTTCCTGTCGTGCCCCTGGTGCGCGTCCATCTGGACCGGTGGACTCGTGACGCTGAGTGCTATGTGGACAGTGGGTGTCACCGCACCTTTGCTAGTGTGGTTGGCATCATCAAGTGTAACGGGTCTACTGTGGAAAAGTGAGTAGCACGGCAGAACCAACTCATACGATAGAGTATTGACAGGGTATACTCGTGCACTCAACGTAAGGTGAAACAATGAGCGTGCTTCCAGCGTACAACTCGCTCGTGGCAAGTGCGCGCATTATTCCACCGAAGCGCACGTTGACACCCGTATACGAGACGTGGCAGCAGCAGCTGTGGGACTACTACGATCGGCTCGGTGAGTTTGAGCGTGGAGTGTCCTGGCGCGCCAACACGATGTCCCGGGTTCGGCTACTCGCTGCCGAGCTTATGCCCGGAGGTGAGGAACCGCAGCCGGTGGATACGGGTCCAGCGGCGGAGGCCGTGGAGCGTCTTGCCGGCGGCACCGGCGGCCAAGCGCAGCTGATGAAGGAGTTGACCATCCACCTGTCCGTCCCGGGCGAGGGCTGGCTCGTGGGTGAAACAAGTATCGACGGTATCGAGCACTGGTTCGTCGCGTCGGCCGACGAGCTCCGGGTGGGAAGTCGAAGTAGACAGTTCGAGCTGCGCGAAGGTGAAGACCAGAAGTCGTGGCGCCCGCTAAGCAGTAACTCGCTGGTGGTGCGCTTCTGGAAGCCTCATCCGCGGTTCAGGTGGCGCGCCGTCTCCGACGCGTTCCACGCGATGAGTGCGATGATGGAGCTTGACCTCATCAATAAGCGCATCACTGCTGAGATCCTAAGTCGACTCACTAGCAACGGCATTCTCCTGTACGACAAGGGCAAGCTGTCGTTCCCCCCGCTGCAGCAGCCGGAAGGTGCTGACCAGGTGGATCCGTTCGCCGCGGTGCTCGTCGAGGTTGCATCGCGCGGTATCCAGGACCCGACCAGTCCCGAGGCGACGATCCCGATTCCCATCGGGTACGACCTCGGTGATCTGACCGATGTAGACCCGAAGATCTTGCTGCAGCACGTGCGCCTCGCGGAGTTCCTCGACGAGAAGCTGCTCACCGAGCGCGACAGTGCGGTGAAGCGCCTCGCGACTTCACTGGACATGCCGAGCGAGGTGCTGCTCGGGATGTCGGGCCTAAACCACTGGGGTGCCTGGCAGGTGGAGGAGTCGGGCATCAAGGTCCACATTGCACCGTTTGCTGAACTGGTGGCGTTCACCCTCACCACCGGGTACCTCATCCCCTACCTCAAGGAAGCGAACGCCGAGCTCACCGGTCCTAACGGCGGTAAGCTCGTCGTCTGGTACGACCCCAGCGAGATCACCGTTCGGCCTGACCGCTCCAACAACACCATCGCGGCGTACGACCGCGGTGAGGTGTCGGGTCGCGTGTTGCGGCGCGAGATCGGTCTCAGCGAGAATGGCGACGAGATGACACCGGCTGAGTTCCGCGAGTGGCTGACCCGCCGGGTGGCGCTGACCGACCCGCTCGCCGCCGCGAGCTTGCTGACGTCGCTCGGTGGTCCGCTGATCGAGCGCCCGACCGAAGAGCCGGTGCCCAATGTGGCTAATCCCACTCCGGACGATGAGGGCGCGAGCGTCGGTGAGCGCACCGGACCACCCGATGACATCAGTGAACCGCCGCGCGATAACGGTGAAGCGGTAAGTGCGGCGCTGAGTGCGATATCGAAGCTCAGTGATCGAGATCTTGTGACGCTGATGGCCTCGCTGGAGTCGCGCGTGCAGTCAATGCGACCTAAGAACTCCACCTGGGTGCAAGCCGGTGTTCCTATCGATGACCGCGTGACGCCCACGCGGCGCAATGGAAGCGTTAAGGTGCACGATGGCGCTGCTTGAGGTGCCGGGCACGGCGCTCGTCGAGATCCGCGAGCTTGAAGAGCGCTTCGCAGCTCTCGTCGAGCGCGAGCTTCGCGCCGCAGCGAGACAAGCCGCGCAATCCATCGGTGAAGTCATTGTGGCGCAAGGAAGTGCCACTGCCGCGTCGCCCGATGACTTGAACTCGCTGATCTCGGACTGGCGGCGCCGGGTGTCTACATCGCTCATGCCGTTTCTCGAACGCCTCATCGCAGCAAGCGCCGGTGCGCAGATCGCGGGGATCAACACCGCGATGGGCACCACGGTCATTTCGGCGTTTGACGAGGAACTAATCACCCGCTTGATTCTCAGCGGCGCTGAGAATCGAATGGTGGGAATCGGCAATGACCTGTGGCAGAACGCTCGGCAGGCTCTCGCTGACGGCGTCGCCAACGGTGAGTCCATTCAGGACATAGCGCGCGCGGTGCAAGACGCAGCGGGCGTTACGGCACCGCGCGCCACGACCGTCGCGCGCACCGAGGTGATCGGAGCGAGCAACAAAAGCTCCATTGAGGTAATGCGCGCGTCGGGCATCGTGGCGCAGAAGCGGTGGATCGCCACCTTCGACAACCGGGTGAGGCTGTCGCACATCGAGGCGCACGGCCAGATCGTCAACCTCGAAGAGCCTTTCACCGTAGGGGGTGCGCAGCTCGACCACCCAGGTGACTTCAGTGGTCCGGCGGATGAGGTCATAAACTGCCGGTGCACCATGGGTTACGTTGTGGACGAGGACGTGAATGAGGAGGCGCTCGCCGCTGCGGCGCGCGAACGCGCCGGTGCGATGATCGCTCTCGTACCGTCCAAAGAGGATCAGAAGCGCCTCGCGCTCGACTGCGGTGAATCCGTCGATATCCCGCTGCGTGGTACACTGTCGACCAAAGCAAGCGCGACAGGCTCGACTCATAGTATGACTACGACAGAAAGCACTCGCGCTGCTTCAGTAGCAGCGGCGGTTCAGGAGACCACTGTGGACTGGTACATCGAGAGAAACCACGAGGAGTGCTCGGAAGAGCGCCCGTGGGCCGTGGTGAAGGCGGCCGATGGCTCGGTGGAGGGCTGCCACGAAACGAACGAGGATGCCGTTGCTCAGCTGCGCGCGCTTTTGGAAGCGCAGGCGAAGGAGCGCGATGAAGAGTTCGAGAAGGAGCTCGCATCGATCAGTGCCGCAGCGGAGACCGCGGTGCAGGTCGAGGTGTTCCAGACCGAGTGCCCGCCCGGACAGCATCCGACCGAGGGTGGCGGCTGCGAGTGGAACGCCGGCTTGGCGTTCTTCGAGGGCGTTGCCGTCGTGGAGGGCGAGTGGACCGGTGACGGGCGCCAGTTCGCGCCGGGCTCGCTGACCTGGGAAGACCTCAACCGCGTCATCGTTCCGCTGCAGTGGCAGAAGGAGACGAACCACGGCGGCATCAATGACGTCACCGTCAGCGTCGGGCGCCTCACCGCTCTCGAGCGCTCGGGCAGCGAGATTCGTGTTTCGGGGTACATCGACACGGGGTCAGAAGACGGCGCGGAGGTGGTACGCCGCTTGAAGAGCGGCACCCTCGGTGGCGTGTCCATTGTGGCCGATGACCCCGAGCAGGCTGAGATCGAGTACGTCTACCCGGAAGGGTGCGCCGATCTCGACGACCTGACGTCCGAGGAGATCGAGCAGGTTCCGCTCGAGAAGATCAACGAGTGCCTGTGGCCTAACAGGATGATCTTCCACAGTGGACGCATTCGTGCACTGACGCTGGTGGACACGCCGGCATTCGTGGAGGCGTCCATCCACCTCGTCGAGACCGAGCCCACAGAGAGCACCACCGACGAATCGGTGGCAGCCACGGTCGTCAGTCAGGAGTACGGCGCCGTGAACACGGGAGACATCAAGCAGCTGTCTAAGTTGGACACCAATGATCCGCAGTCGGCGGCCCAGGTCATCGACGAGATCCAGGATCTCATCGCCGCGTCGCACGTGATCACCATCGAGGACGTGCCCCCAGCTGAGTGGTTCGAAGAGCCAGCCGAGATGCCGCCGTTCGGTGCGCTGACCGTGACGGACGAGGGCCGCGTCTACGGCCTGCTCGCCCCCCGGGACGTAGCGCACCGGGGCTTCCAGGACAAGCGCGTCACCGTGCCGATGGGTAACGTGGACTACTCGCGGTGGATGAACCGCGAGACCATCGTCCAAGGTGGAAAGCGCATTCGAACGGGTGTCGTGACCATGGACTGCGGGCATGCACCCATCGACAGGCGCCTCACGTCTCAAGCTGCAATGGAGCACTATGACAACACGTGCAGTGCCGTGATCACCGCCCGGGTGGGCGAGAGCTCCCGAGGCGTCTGGCTGGCCGGTGCGCTTTTGCCCGGTGTTACTCCCGCGCAGGTGACTCGCATCCTGGCGTGCGCCATCTCAGGGGACTGGCGACCCCACCCGGAGAAGCCCGGCATGCGCGAACTGGCCGGAGCGCTGCTCGTACCGGTGCCCGGCTTCCCGGTGGAGGCGCGCGCCAACGTGCGGCTGAACCACGGGGAGCTTGTGGCATCGAGTGTGCCGGTGATGTGGAAGCTGACGGGTGATCTCCCGGACGGCGCGCAGGCAACCGAACTGGATCCCATCGTCGCCACTGTGATCGGCAGCACCGACCTGCCGGTGGCAGAGCGCGATACACCGTGGGACGGTGCGGGTGCGCTCAACCGCGTGTTCGAGATGTGCACCGACGGTGACAATGTTGACACCGCGTGCGTCTCGCGCGCGTTTCTGTACCGCGATCCCGAACAGGACGCGGAGAACCGCGGAGCGTACAAGCTGGGCTTCGCGGACGTGATCAATGGCAGGCTGCAAATCGTGCCGCGCGGTGTGGCTGCGGCAGCGGGCGGGCGCGGTGTCGATGCGGCGGACATTCCCGCTGACGAGAAGACCGCCATCAAGAACAAGATCTGCTCGCTGTACAGCACGATCCGCGCGAAGTTCGATGACTGGCCGGAGTGCCCGTTTGACGAAGC